GTCAGCGCCGTTGACGTTTTACTTACCTCCGTCCGGGCAATCAACTGAGCCTTTGCCCTGCTGTTCTCCAGAAACATCCGCTGTATGTCCTCGGCGATATCAGCCGCCCGGCGCCCCTTAAAACTTGCCTCGCTGATGTAATCCGTGACCCGTTCGGCAATGTCCAGAGGCAAAGTTTTTATCAGTTCTGCGTTGCGCTGGATTTGGAAACTAACCGCACCGCCTACTGGACCCTGTAGCTCACGCTGGAGGGCATTGTAGATTATCCTTGACTTACTGGACTGCCGCGCCGCCTCCCGCCATGACTTGGCGTTGCTGACAAATAGATTTGTAACCATCCTGAGCGCCGTTTCTTGAGCATAACGGTGAAATGCTGGAGTGTTGAGTATGGTCTTTAGTATCCGCACAATTTTAAACGGGTCAGTTTCACTTTTAATCGCTTCTCTCAGGTGTACGGTGATTCCCTGGAGAGAGCGAAAGTAGCCGTGCTCGATGCGCTGGTTAGGTTCCCAGGGGGTTCGGATCGCCAATCAATCCACCTCCGAGCATTCCCGCCAGGCTCTCCCCGGGCGGATTCGGCATGTCGCTTGCCCTCTCAATGTCCTCATCGGTGATGTTGCTCCACATTCCCGTGACATCTTCCATTTGCCTGAGTTCTTTAAGTGCCACGCGTTCACTGATTAGGCCGGCGTTAAACACTTCGATTACAGCTTCAGTCCTCTTCCCTGCCAGATCCGATTTTTCCGCATCAGAGGGGCGCCGAACCGGGACGAATCGATAATCCATGTCATCCGGGATAGCTCCCAACTCACTCATAAAAAGAACCGGCAGGAGTTTATCCAGTGCCGGTCTCAAATACGCTTCTTGTTTGGTTTCAATAGCGTCGTAATAATTCTGCATGTCGCTCTCGCCAGTGGCGTTCAGTCCCGCCGGACTTCGGCCAAAAAGCTTCGTCACCGGTATTTCTGCCGCACCAGCCACGTCCATCATGAAATTTTCGTAGATGTCCGACAGACCGGAAAACGTGTATGACTTGGTGTCAAAGCTGTCTTCCTTGTCCAGCAGGTACATGCTGAAGTTATTCATAAGCCAGTTTTGCGCCTGGATGACGTTGTATAAATCCTGCTTTGCTTTCTCGTTCCCAGTGGCCAGCATCTGCCCCAGGTCACCCATTTGCAAGACCTTGAGGTTAGCGTGGAATACGAGATTTGCGATGTTGTAGGAGGTATTGTCGCGCTTCTTCAGCTCGTCGAAAACATGCTCAATCTCCGATGCGCCCCAATACACCTCTGCCTGCTTCTCCCAAAAGGGAAGGTCCCGGCCAATAAACCGGATAAGGCGGCTGTGGTGCACATTGACAACACTCTTGGTTATATTGTTGGTCACCTGATACATGTCAGGTAGGCCAAATTCAGAGTCGTTAATATCGGTCACAAGGTCCGGGCCCGGGTAGATGCCAGACCACCGGTCAACCACCAGGAGACCCTTAAAAGAGCCCGGAAATACCGCGTCCATGTCCAGTGACTGGTCGAGCATATTTTCGTGCCCGTCAATCATCATGATCGCTCCGGCGCCACCGTAAAGGCGTCCCCATTTGAGGCCTTCCAGAATCTTGGCCTTTACGTTCGTGCGTCGCTCCAGTTTTTGAATTCGCTCGATAAGGTCGGGACGAAGCTGGGAGGATATCTGATACCAGTTTTTACACATATCCTCCGGGATGACGTCGATAATTCGACGCACCACCCAATGACTGCGGTAAAGGCTGTTCATGAGTGTGTAGTTCTGTGTCAACCGGGTCAAGGGATAGCTTGTTGCCTCCATCAGGTTCGGCGTTCCCCAGCCAAGGCGGGCCAGGGCGTTTTGGAAAGCGTCAAGTGTTAAGTTCTTCGGTGCCGGGGACGGTGGCGGGGTATCCGCGATTAATTTATCTAGTGTTTTTCGTTTTTTTCTACTCATACCGCCAACCTCCAAGGCCTAATCTTTGTTTTACAGAAATATCGTGCCGCATCCAGCGCGTGGTCCTGAGCCTTCAGCGGCTGCTCTACGCCGCGCTCCCTTGCTTTTTCATCCCACACGTACGAGGAAATTTCCTGCCTGGTATTTGTGCAGCGCTCATGCACCCGGTAAAGCCTCAGCCCGACCATTGTTGACATGATTCTAATGCCATCCCGCACTTCGTTGTCGGCATCTTTCACCCGGTACCCGCGCTGCCTCAATTCAGCCTTAAAGCTGGCGGCCGACGGGTCAAGGATAATTTCATCCGGGATGTCATTACCAATAAATGCTTCCAGGTCGTCGGCGTACTGTGAGTCCGTTTTCTGTGCGCCTTTTTCTTTGCTGTCGTAATAATATTCATTGACCTGCCAGGCCGTTTTCCCGTCATCCCACAGGTCCAGGAAGACCATGGGATTTGTGGTGCCATAGTCGATACTAATTGAGCGCCGGGCAATTTGGTTGAGCCCGGCCGGCTGCGTGTCGTCGTTGAAAAGGTTCTCCTCATCGCTCCACATATCGTAAATGGCGCCCTCAGCAATAACCCAGAGGCCAAGGATAAACCGCTTAAAAAAAACACCGAAAAAATTTGTTTTGTACTTGTCTTTAACCTTCTGGCTTAAACTAGGATTGTCGTCCATGACAAAGTGAAGATGCAGCAGTTTCTTTTCAACTGCTTTTTTTAGCCAGTTAACATGAAACCAGTGCATCGGAGCGTCAGGGTTGCAGTTGAACCACCACTTGGCTCCATCAACGCTACAGCGGCCTGTCCCTTGGTTGACAAATGATTCAGGCATCAAAGCCACTTCGTCAAACAGAATCCCAGCTAATGTGATGCCCTGAATTAAATCCTGGCTGCCTTCATCCTTGCCGCCAAAAATATAAAACTTATTGGTTTTTCCTCTAAATAATATCTTTATGTGTTTATCTTCTCCGGAGCGAACCTCTTTAATTTTATAGCCCCGGATTTTTAATGCTGGTTTTAACCATGACCACACGTTGCGATGGAATGATCCGATTGATTTGCCGCACATTCCAAAGTTGCGCCCATCAAACGTGTCCATCGCCCAAAATACAAAAGACAGTGCCATAGGGACTGTCTTGCCGGCCCTGATTGCACCGTCTGCGATTATTCCGTTATAGTCTCGGTATGGACTGGCTTCTGTCCACCAAGTCAAAATCTTTTTTTGTTTTATGGAAAAGGCAACGAAATATAGGACTGCCCTAACGACGTTTTTAATCGTTTCCGTCATCGCGATCACCAGCCCATATGTTTACAGCATCGCTTTTTAAGGCATCAATAAAGCCGTCGTCTTGGACTTCATCCTCATTGCCGTTTACTTTGGCTTTGTCAAGTTGTAGTCTTTCCCTGGCAATGTCTATATCCTGCTTCAGTTTCTCGACCATAAGCTTCTGCTCTTCGTTGGCCATTGCCTCATACTGCCGTATCATCCCCTCCAGGGTCTTCATTGCTTTGGACTGTGCCGTTAATGTGGTCGCCTGCCGATCCCAAGAGAATTGGAATTCCCATTCCTCTTCCCGGTACGTTTCTGCAAGTGGCTCGCTGTCTGGGTCGTCAGGATTATATCGGTAGTTTGGGCCACGCTCGCTCTTCACCTTTTTGAGCTCTTTGATCATTTCTTCTTTATGCTTTACAAACATAATCCGCTGAGACCAGGCGATTTGAGACTGCAGCAGCACAATATCGTCCCAGAGAATATCAAGGGGACTTCTCTCCCGAACCTGCTCCATAAATTCAAGGAATTCAGGATCATTTGGCAGCAGTTTGGCATACAACCCATGCTTTAGCGCCCGCTGGTCCCCCGGCTTCGCCCCGCTTCCAGGCGCGCCCCCGTGGTTCCAACAGGTCTTCTTCCCCCGCTCAACCGGGTTGCCGCATGGGCTGCCATCATGGTTATGGGCGTGACACTTGCGCTCCGGGTCCGGATCACTGAGGATAGCCCGGCGCTCCCGGCGAACCTGGCCGAGTTCCTTAATCTCGTCTTTTGTCAAATCCTCAAAAGGGATGGACTCAAGCTCTAATTTCCGGCTTTCTAGTTGGGTAAAATACGCCTGAAGTTTCTCGTCTGGCCAGTCAGTGAACTGCTTTTTAAGCGTCTCCCACGGGTGAACCATTTTGACTTGCTTTTGACTCGCCGTCTCTTTCGAGTCGTTTTTTTTGACTTGTTCTGACTCGTTATTTTGACTCTTTTTGACTTGTTTTAACTCCGTGTCGTTTGCCAATTTCCGGAACTCTTTACGCATCCGGTCAGGGTATATATCCTTTGCCTTGGCAAACTCAGCGACGTTTTTATATCGCCCCTGGTTGTATTCCAGGAATAATTTC